AACATGTTACGTGACTCAACTAAGGTAGACTACAGATATTTCTGACCATTCTACATCAGACAATGGGCTATCGTAAGTACAGAGATGTTACATCTAAGATTGCCAAGGCTGCGTATGAGGAGTGGGTATCACGTGGTATTAGCTTTGCTAATCATACAGCTACCTGTGCCAGTAGGATATACAACTATGCAATACAGATGGAACATGCAGAAGCAGAACCCATTTCGGTAAGATCAAAGCGTAAGCAACAGCAGCAGCGTAAGGTTGTGTGGACACATGGTGAGGTGAACAAGTTCCTTGACGTGGCGTACAGTGACTTTGAGTATCGTAACTTAGGGCTGATTGTACACATGGCATACGAGTGGTGTCAGAGACTTGGAGACATGCGTAATCTTACATGGGATTGCCTTGACCTCAAGAAGCAACAGCTTACTATGGAACAGAGCAAGCGTAGGGCAGAGGTGTTCTTACCAATCAGTGATAATTTAAATCACATGTTGCTAGAACAGAAAGCTGACTTTGGTTTTCAACAGTGGGTAGTACCACATCCCAAGCCAAGGTCAGGTAAGTTTGAACCGTATGCTATGGAAAGACTGTCCAAGGTTGGACGTAAGGTAATGAGACTGGCTAAACTGTCAGAGGAACTACGCCTTATGGACATACGTAGGACTGGAGTAACACAGATGGTAGACAAGGGTGTGCCATTGCCACAAATTATGGCAGTGACAGGGCATACACATGTGTCTTCTGTGAAACCATATATGAAACATACGTATGACTCTGCAAATAATGCCTTGACACAGCGTGATACTTATGTACAATCGAGTGTAACGAGTAACATTGAAAGTGATATATAATGAATATAAAAGAATACATAAGTGATTTAGATATTAGTAATGGTAATACTAAACGTACTAACTGCCCTGTATGTGGTGGAGTAAAGACGTTTACCGCTACTAATAATATGGGTCAGCTTATGTGGAATTGTTACAAGGCAGGGTGCAGTGTATCTGGTGGGTCACGTGTTCATCTAACTACTGATGACATACGTAGCTCACTAGGTAGTGCAGCGCAAGAGACAGAGGCAGTACCATTTCAGAAACCTGAGTGGATAGTCAAGAGTTACATTCGTATCAAAGACTTCTGCTACAAGTGGAGACTGTGGTCTGTGGAACAAGACTTGTTGTATGATGTAAAAGAAGATCGTGTCGTATTTCCTGTAGTCCATAACAATATTATGGTGGACGCAACAGGTAGAGCACTAGGAAAAAAGTTACCTAAGTGGAAAAGATATGGAAAAAACCCCTTGCCATACGTATCTGGATGTGGTAGAACTGGGGTAGTCGTTGAGGACTGTGTGAGTGCAGCTATTGTAGGTGCGACAGGCGGTTCTGGATGCTCAGAGGGTGGCGTATATGTCGGGGTAGCAGTGTTGGGTACGTCACTCTCTGAGGTACATAAGAAGTACTTATCACAGTTCGACACGATTATTATTGCACTTGACCCTGACGCATTACCAAAGACGCTGCAATTTGCTAAAGAACTAAGAGGTTATGTAAACAATGTAAAAGTTTTACGTTTGATAGATGACCTTAAATACCGTAACCCTACCGACATTAGAAACTTAAACACACTAGGAGAAACATAAATGGAATTATCATTAATACGAAGCTTGATGGATAGAGAGTTCTACGATGACCATCGTGGTGCTAAATGTCCCTGACAGATTATTCAGTAAAGATGTACGCAAGATCAAGCAAGCTATCGACAAGGCTATGGATCGTTATGAACGTACCGTTACACCAGATGAGATTGAGGCATTGTTCATGTCAAACAATCCTACCATGACAACAGCACAGAAACAGGCGTATGGTTCTTTGTTTAACCAGATCAAACGTGAGTCACCTATGGGTGGTGACGTAGCACAAGAGGTGCTGTCGAAGCTGTTCCAACAGGTAGTGGGTGAGGACATTGCCAACCTTGGGTTTGACTACGTTAACGGTGACAAGAATAGTCTCGAACCATTACGTGATTTACTTGAGCGTTATGGTGATGACTTCACACCTGACCTACGCATTGAGTGGGATGACATTGAGATTGACACGTTGCTCAACATGAATGACCTTGGAGTCACAGTGGACGTTCAACGTTCCTAGCTTGACACGTAAGGTAGAGGGCGTAAATGCAGGACACCTGATTGAGGTGGGTGCTAGACCTAACACAGGTAAGACTTCATTCCACGCCTCTCTTATCGCTGCTCCTAATGGCTTTGCCCATCAAGGTGCTAAGTGTGTCATACTATGTAACGAGGAAGCATCACACCGTGTTGGTGCTAGGTATCTTACAGCAGCTACAGGTATGACAATCCAAGAGGTCAAGGCTAACCCTACCAGAGCACGTGACGCTTATGAGGCTGTCAAGAAGAACATCAAGATCAAGGACGCAAGTAATCGTGACATGGCATGGGTAGAGTCAGTATGCAAGTCATACAAGCCTGACATTGTAATACTTGACATGGGTGACAAGTTCGCTAGGACTGGTGGCTTTGCTAGACCTGACGAGGCACTGAAAGCTAATGCTATCTATGCGAGACAGATTGCTAAGTCACACAACTGTGCTATCTTCTACATGTCTCAGCTATCTGCTGACGCAGAGGGCAAGGTACTACTCAACCAGAGTATGATGGAAGGTTCACGTACTGGTAAGGCAGCAGAGGCTGACCTCATGGTATTGATTGCTAAGAACCCAGTGGTTGACGGTCAAGAGGAAGAGGACACACAACGTCACTTGAATGTTGTGAAGAACAAACTAAGTGGATGGCATGGTGTTGTCCATTGTGAATTGGAATACAAGACAGCGAGGTACACAGTATGATAGACGCAACATTAATAGATAGCATGGGCAGTGATCTTACTGTAGTAAACTCTGCTCGTGTTAGTTTCAACAAGAAGAGTGAGTGGGATGAAGACAATACACTGACTGTGTCAGACAGTATACTTATATCATATCTTGCACGACACAAACACATGTCACCCTTTGGTCATTGCTTTGCAACATTCCATGTCAAAGCTCCTATGTTTGTGGCAAGACAACTGGTCAAACATAAGTTCCTTAGATGGAATGAGGTAAGCCGTAGGTATGTAGACGATCAACCAGAGTACTACTACGCCCCAACATGGAGAGGACGTGCAAAAGATAAGAAGCAAGGTAGTAGTGGTGAGGTTTCTATATCCTATCGTACCATTAGTACACTGGCTAAACATGAGTTGTGGTGCAACAAGGCATACAAGGAGTTGCTTGAGCAAGGTGTAGCACCAGAGCAAGCACGTATGGTACTGCCACTGAATACTATGACAGAGTGGTACTGGTCAGGTAGTCTGGATGCATGGTCAGATATGTGTAAGCTTAGACAGAGTGAGGACACACAGGAAGAGACACGGTTAATTGCTAACTCAATTAGTATGGACATGGGTACGTTGTTTCCTGACTCATGGACAGCATTACTGGCGTACAACCGATGAGTGAGCAGTACTGTACAACAAAAGGATTAGGATGGGCGTTCCTTGTATGTGCATTCCTTATACTAGGTGTGCCTGTGGGTATGTGGTTGGCATTGGAAGGGGCGTCATGGTATGAGAGGTTCAGCATGATGAACCCAATGTTCTAGGAGACAGCCATGAGAAGATATAAAGAAGTTAAATGCCATTTGTGTGAGGAATACTTTGACACAACTAAGTATACGTCCTGCCCGAAAGAATCGTGTAGGTCAGTAGGTGAATTAAAAGAATGGTTTATTGATAAACGTAAAGGTATTTCAAAAGAAATTAGGCACATGACACAGGAAGAACGTCAACGTGCAAAAGAAAAAGAGGAGGCTAATACATGTACACAGTCGAGTTTGAAAAAGACGCCTCAATAGTTACGTCACTAGATGAGACTGATAAGTTTGAGGATGTAGAAATGGTTATAGGAGAAGATGACACTGTTTATTTAAGACAGTTTGAACCTAACCTAAACGAACACCAGATTATTTACATATCATATCAACAATTGCTAGACCTTGTTACCTCTTTGAATAGCACAGAGGGTGCGTTCTATGCAAAACTAAGAGGGGGTACACTACATGACATATGAGTTACGAACAAAGACAAAATTATATAACCTGTTGGAGAGGTTAGATCTAAGTTATGACGAGGCAGAACATGCACTAAGTTTGTATGCACATAATAAAAAGTTTGACAAAGACCTTGATGATGCGTATAACGTAAACAACGATGACATAATAGATGAGGATTGGGATGATTGGCATCCTAACGATTTATAGGAGAATAAATGAAACTAACACTCGACATAGAAAACACTGTGACCAAACGGAATGGCAAGCTACACCTTGATCCATTCGAGCCAGACAATACGATGGTTATGGTGGGTATGCTAGATGATCTTGGACACGAGGACATTGTAACATTCGATCATTCAGAGCAACAACCTACCACAGAGGGGCGGTACATTGTCCAAAAGAAACTGGACGATACCGCCCTTCTAATTATGCACAACGCATCACACGACTTGATGTGGCTATGGGAGTCAGGATTTACCTACGAGGGTACAATCTTTGACACCATGCTAGGTGAGTACATACTACAGCGTGGACAGAAAGAACCACTATCCCTTGAGGCTTGCGCTGAGAGGTATGACCTTGACACTAAGAAACAGGACAGTCTCAAGGAGTGGCTCAAGGCAGGAAAGTCAGTACGTGACATGGATCACACTGAGTTATCTAACTATCTGTCTGCTGACCTACATGCTACTCAGCAATTATATGAGCGTTTGCGGATACAGTACGAGGATTGCAACTCACTGGAAGCAACGATCAAACTGACTAATCAATTGGCGGTACACCTTGCACGTATTTATCAGCGTGGGTTTGCCGTTGACTTGGAAGCTTTGGAAGATGTGCGTAAAGAGTTTGAAGAGGAGCGTGTCACATTGACACGTGAACTAGAAGAACAAGTACGTGAACTGATGGGTGACACACCTATCAATCTTAATAGTCCAGAGCAATTGTCTTGGGTTATCTACAGTAAGAAACCTAAAGACAAAAAGGTATGGGCAGATCTATTTGATCCTTACATGCCAGATGCAGACTACCGTTCAACGGTACACAACAACTCAGAGAAGTTGTATAAACAAAAGGCAAAGCAATGCCAGTCCTGCAATGGCACTGGCTACACTTACAAAATCAGAAAGGACGGTAAACGCTATGCTAAACCCAATAAATGTATTACTTGTAACAATACTGGCTATGTCTTTGTGGACATCCATTCCACAGTTGCAGGGTTAAAGTTCAATGCCCCAACTGCAAAATGGATTTCAGCTAACGGTTTCGCCACAAGCAAGGATAGACTTGTATACCTTGAAGGTGTGGCTAGACAACGTGATATGCAGAACGCAGTGCAATTCCTACAGCGAGTGCGTAGGTTGTCTGCTGTTGACACATATCTCTCAAGCTTTGTGGAAGGTATCCACAATTATGTAAAACAAGATGGTAAGCTGCACGTTAGCTTACTTCAACACAGGACAGCTACTGGAAGATTGTCAGGTGCTAATCCTAACATGCAGAATATGCCTCGTGGGGGTACGTTCCCAGTCAAGCGAGTGTTCAAGTCACGATGGGATGGCGGCAAAATAATTGAGGCAGACTTTGCCCAGTTAGAATTTCGAGTTGCTGCTTTTCTATCTCAGGACAGGACAGCTATTGACGAGGTGACTACTGGCTTTGATGTACACAGTTATACCGCAAAGGTTATATCTGATGCAGGTCAAAACATATCCAGACAGGATGCGAAGTCTCATACATTCGCTCCTCTGTATGGTGCTAGTGGCTTTGGACGTACTCCTGCGGAAGCTTCATACTATGAACAGTTTACTAAGAAGTACTCTGGCATAGCAAGATGGCATAAAGAATTGGCACGTGAAGCATTGGGTACAGGTAAGATAACTACACCGTCAGGACGTGAGTTCTCATTTCCAGATGTAGTACGTAGATCAAATGGAAGTGTGACATATTTCACACAGATCAAGAACTTCCCTGTTCAGTCCTTTGCTACTGCTGACATCGTACCTATATCATTAATATACATTGACAAGATGTTAGGTGCTAATCAATTACACAGTTGTATAGTCAATACCGTACACGATTCAATCGTGATTGACGTACACCCAAACGAGAAGGACAAAGTATTACGGATAATAAATGCTGCCAATGACAAGCTTCTTGGAATAGTAAATCGCAAGTGGAATATAGACTTCAACTTACCTTTATTATTAGAAGCAAAAATTGGTGACAATTGGCTTGACACGGTAGACGTGTCGTGATATAACTAAGATTCGTTTTAACAGAAAAGGAGAATACATGAACCAAGTATCAACAATAAACACAGGTAACTTTAACGCAATGGCTGAAGCAATGGGGATGAATGTTGACACTCAACAGAAGTCTCAGGCAAGCACACTTGCTAGATTGCGTGTCAATCATTCACCTATCATGGGAGAGGAAACTATCAATGGTAAGAAGGTTAAGGTTGAGGTTGTGTCTGGTGGCACATATAAGTTGGAGATACCAGATGGTCCGACTTACTATGCCAGTACAGCTACCATACGTCCATACCTACAACGCTTTATGTATAAGCGATTTGTAAAGGGATCAGACAATACACCTAATCGTTATGTCAAAACCTTAATGGCAAACGATTTAAACAACGACATGAAGGACAATGACGGTGGCTTCAACTGTGGTAAACCTGCAGGTTACATTGAAGACTTTAAGGCGCTGCCTGAGAAGACACAAGACTTGATCCGTCAGATCAAACGAGTACGTGTACTGTTTGGTACGGTAGAACTACACAACATCGTAGACGCTACAGGTAAGTCAGTAGAGTTGTCACCACAGGCGTTCATCTACGAGATTGAAAATCGTGATGCGTTCAAAGGTGCAGGTGTAATCTTCAACAAGCTAGGTAAGATGCGTAGGCTACCAGTACAGCACAACGTGTCAATGTCTACTGAAGAGCAGTCAATGCCTAACGGTAACGTGTGGTACTTACCTACATTTACACTTGACTTAGGTGAAACACTTGAGGTGGGTGACGGTGAGCAAGAAACCTTTGCTAATTTCATGGCATGGATTGAGAACTACAACGAGTACATCAAGTCTGCATGGAATGATAATGCCTACAAGAATGACGATACCGACACTGATACGGTTGAGGAGTTCGTAGACATTGACGCAGAGGACTTTGTGTAATGAACCATCCTGCTGAACTAGCAATACATCAGTACCTTGAGAACGCTGCTAACGGTAGGTCTTCTATGTCAGATGAAACAATTGACACAGTAGCACGTGAAGTAGCAGAGGCACTGAAACGTCAGTTCGGTAGTGGTAATAAACGTGGCAAGTTCAGGTTAAGGATGTCCAACATTGGGCGTCCTACTTGTCAACTCTGGTTTGATAAGAACAAACCTGAAACGGCATTACCAAAGCCGACTACATTTGTAATGAACATGATGTTAGGAGATATAGTTGAAGCTGTTTTTAAGGGTGTTCTTAAAGAGTCTAACGTGGCTTTTGAAGACACTGATACGGTTAGCCTTCCAGTGGGAGATAGTAATGATACTGTTGTTTCTGGGAGTTATGATCTTATCGTAGATGGAGCACTTGACGATGTAAAGTCAGCATCCGACTGGTCTTACAGGAATAAGTTTGAGTCATATGATACGTTAGCTAAAGGAGATTCATTTGGATATGTTGGGCAGTTAGCAGGTTATGCTAAAGCTTCTGGTAAGAAGGTAGGCGGTTGGTGGGTTGTAAACAAAGCCAACGGTGGCATCAAGTATGTACCTGCTGACAACCTTGATATGGAAGCAGAGATGGACAAGATCAGAGAGACTGTTGAGACAGTCAATAAGAACGAGTTCAAACGATGCTTCAAACCTGTACCTGAGTTCTTTAGGGGTAAACCTACAGGCAATACGGTACTCAATGATGGTTGCAAGTTCTGTGACTATCGACATGAGTGTTGGCCTAACATGGTAGAAGAGCCATCACGAATGTCTAAAGCAAAAGACCCTAAGATAGTGGCATACATAGAGGAGTAAACATGATAGGAGAATCGGAGTTAAATGAGTTACAAGAAAACATCAAGGAGATGGAACAGGAACTCATGGAGAAGAAGAAAGCTTTACGAGAAGCTAAGTACACAGGACTACGTACTGCAATGCAAGCTCGTAAGGACGCTGATGAAGCTATCCGTCAGGAGCTAAAGGACTTAGGTTATTCACAAACACCTTCCTTTGGTCAGCCTTTACACTGGCACTGGAAGTTTTAGTGGACGGTAGGCGCTTCAAACATGCGCTAAAACAGGGGTATAGGAGTGGTCTTGAGATTAAAGTCAAGGACTATTTGAGAGAATGTAAGGTACGTTTTAAGTACGAGTCTCTTAAAATAGAATGGGAAGACTTAATGTACCGCACCTATACTCCTGACTTTATACTATGTAACGGTTTAATAATAGAAACAAAAGGACGATTTACGTCAGACGATAGACGGAAACATATTGCTATAAAAAAACAACACCCTAAACTTGACATACGTTTTGTGTTTGAAAACAGTAGACGCAAGTTAAGTAAGGGTGCTAAGACTACATATGCTTTATGGTGTGAAAAGAATAAGTTCTTATATGCAGACAGGGTTGTTCCTCAAGACTGGTTAAAAGAAAAAGGTAAAGATAGTTATCCAGACTTAGTAGAATTTCCATTAAAAAAAATACAGAGGAGATGACATGGAAGAAGACCAAACATTTATTAACTTTGATCCAAATGATTTCATCATACGAATTACTCCTGTAATGGAAGACGGTGAGTGGAATGGTGAGATTAATGTAGGTCAAGTAACTACTGGAGAAAATACTTTAAAAGATACAGACTATGGACATCTTAGTATGTTGACAGATATGTTAATATGTGCTATTCCTTTAATAGAAAAGGACGATGCAATTAGAAAAGAACTTTACAAGTTAGTAGAGGAACAATTTGAAAACGATAAACCTAAAGTAATAAAGCGTGAAGGTAACGTTTTAAATGTAAACTTTTAGAAAGGATAACACGAATGGCAAACACAATAGACACATTAACATTTGGAGAAACAACTATTACACTGGACGATCCTGTTAATAGTCCTAAACATTATAACCAAGCAGGTATAGAATGTATTGATGCCATTCGTGCTGCTACCGATGATGGGTTTGAGTACTATCTACAGGGTAATATTATGAAGTACCTATGGAGATACAAGTACAAGAATGGATCAGAGGACTTGAAGAAAGCGCAATGGTATTTGGATAAACTAATAGAGGTGGTAGATGATAGTTAAAGTATTTCTTACATTAGATATTGACGAGGAAGAATACCCTATACCTGTTGACGGCTTCATTGACCCAGAGATAGAGGACGCAATGAATGATTTCATTCACGATGTAGACGGTATAAAAATTAGAAACATGAAGATAATTACACAGGAGCAGCCATGAACAATTATTTACCAACAGACTACCAAGCATTTATACACACCTCTCGTTATGCTAGGTGGTTAGAGACAGAACAAAGACGAGAGAGTTGGAGTGAGACAGTGTCTAGGTACATTACTAATGTAATAGAACCAAAGTTAAAAGGTAAAGATTTATCTGACACTCTTGGTAATATATACGATGCTATACTTAGCTTAGATGTAATGCCTAGCATGAGAGCCATGATGACAGCAGGGGCAGCAGCAGAGCGTGATAACATCTGCATGTACAACTGTTCATACCTTCACGTAGATCATCCCTACGCCTTTGACGAAGCAATGTTCATACTCTTGTGTGGTACTGGTGTAGGTTTCAGCGTAGAGCGTCAGTTCATTAGCAAGCTTCCCGAAGTGCCTGAACTGTTCGATAGTGATACTACCATTGTGGTAAAGGACAGCAAGGAAGGGTGGGCTAAGTCGTATCGTCAATTGTTGGCTCTTCTATGGGCAGGTGAGATACCTAAATGGGATACAAGTAGGGTAAGACCTGCAGGTTCTAGGCTAAAGACATTCGGTGGTAGAGCTAGTGGACCTGCACCTTTAGTTGATCTGTTTAACTTTAGTGTACAGACATTTAAAAACGCACAGGGTAGACAGCTTAGTTCACTTGAATGTCACGACATGATGTGTTTCATTGGGCAGATAGTTGTTGTTGGTGGTGTTAGGCGTAGTGCCATGATCTCTCTGAGCAACCTGAGTGATGATCGTATGCGTCATGCTAAGTCAGGACAGTGGTGGAACGAGGCTGCACATAGGGCGTTAGCTAATAACAGTGTGTCGTATACAGACAAGCCAGATTCAGAGACATTCATGCGTGAGTGGTTGGCACTAGTAGAAAGTAAGTCAGGCGAGAGGGGGATATTTAATCGTGAAGCATCTAAGAAACAAGCTGCTAAGTATGGCAGACGTGATCCTAATTTTGAGTTCGGAACTAACCCTTGTAGTGAGATTATACTACGATCAGGTCAAGTGTGCAACCTTACGGAAGTTGTGGTACGAGCCACAGATACGATTGAAGACTTGGAAAGAAAGGTCAGATGTGCCACGATACTTGGCACGATCCAAAGCATGTACACCAAGTTCCCATATCTGCGAAAGGTGTGGCAGCGAAATACAGAAGAAGAGCGTCTGCTTGGTGTGTCACTCACAGGGGTAATGGACAACCCATTAATGACAACAAAGAACAAAGGATTGGATAAGACACTTGAATACTTACGTAAAGTTGCAGTTGATACTAACACTATGTGGGCTGACCGCCTTGGTATTAATCCTAGTACAGCAATATCGTGCAACAAACCATCGGGAACTGTATCGCAACTCGTGGACTCAGCCAGTGGGATACATGCACGTCATAACGACTATTACATTAGAACCGTTAGAGGAGATAACAACGATCCCCTTACAACCATGATGAAGGATCAAGGTATACCTGCTGAACCTTGTGTGTTTAATCCTGACACTACTACAGTGTTTAGCTTTCCAATGAAAGCACCACACAAAGCTGTTACTCGTAATGACATGACAGCAGTTGAGCAGCTAGAGACATGGCTGATGTATCAACGGCATTGGTGTGAGCATAAACCTAGCGTGACCTGTACAGTACGTGACGATGAATGGCTAGAGGTAGGTGCATTTGTTTACAAATACTTTGATGAGATGTCAGGTGTGTCATTTTTACCACACTCTGATCATACTTATCAGCAAGCACCGTATCAGGATTGCACCAAGCAAGAATATCAGGCATTACTAAAGCAGATGCCAAAGGCTATTGACTGGTCTTTGTTATCTGACTATGAAAAAGAGGACGGAACTAGTTCAAGTCAAACGTTTGCTTGTACTGGTGATGTCTGTGAAGTTGTGGACATTGGAGCGTAAAGGAGAAACATATGTTAGAACCAATTAAAGGATCATATTATAGGAAGTTTCAACCTCAGTCTTATCAAGCGAATGATAGCAAGGCTAAGATAATAATTACAAGCTACTTAGAGAGTAATGGACACATCATTCTTGACACAAAGGAAGATTATTCTTTCGATATAAAGAGTGAGAAGAATGGTGGCAGGTACTACAGTGAAGTAGAAATGAAGAACCAATGGACAGGTGATTGGAATCCCAGATGGAAAGAGATACGTATACCGTACCGTAAGTATAGACTCATTAATAAATATAAACAGATGGAAGGTGACAAAACATTCTGTAACTTTTATATCATACGTAGGGATTGTGAGAAGGCTTGGAGAATAAAGGATTATCAACTCACTAAAGAATGTGCAAAGGAGATATGGTTAGATAATGCTAGACGTTATGAATACTTCTTTCACATACCATACCAAGAAGCAGAACTAGTAAACTTAGTATAAGGAGATTACATATGAAACATTTAACTCGCAAACAACGTGGCCTTGGCAAGTATGATGCACCGTTAAAATTTCAATTCGAGAAAGGTTACACCGATTTTAAACATGGGCGTGTGTTTAATCCATTCCATAAAGATACCATGCAGTGTCGGGAATGGTTACGTGGGTTTAATAAAGCCTACTTTGAGCAACTGAAAAGGGTAAAGGGGAATGAACTTAAAGCAAGAAGCAGATCAGTTTCTGGAGGAGAGGTACGGCATGTCTGATTTTAATTCATATCAAAGGTCAGCAGCAGGTACAGCAATCTATCCTGATCAACATAAGATTACCTATCCTGCCTTGGGTATGGCAGGTGAGGCAGGTGAGGTAGCCAACAAGGTAAAGAAGCTTATACGAGATGGACCAGAGAACAGACCTGACACATGGCGAGAGGACATAGCCAGTGAGATAGGAGATGTACTGTGGTACTGTGCTTCACTGGCTAGTGATCTTAACTTATCATTAGGTATGATAGCTGCACAGAACTTAATCAAGCTAGATAAACGTAAGGCCAAGGGAACACTGGGTGGAAGTGGAGACACTAGGTAAAAAAAATGGGGAGCTAAATGCTCCCCTTTGTTTATCGTAGGTTCTGACCTACTTGTGTTATTTGTTGTACAGTTGTAGGATCTGTCATGTCTGCTTTACCTTTTATTATTTCGGTTTCGTACAGAACTATGGCTCGTCTACGTATTTTCTTTGGTAGTCTATTAAACGCTATATAAACTTTAGCCTCTTCTTCTAGTTCTCCTGCGCTTGACTCTCGCATGGATGACTTAAATGTATTTAAATCTTTTTCAAATTGATTGAGTACAGTAGAGTCAAAGTATTCATCGAATGTTCTACCTGCCTTTTGCTTATCTGGCATGGTATTCCAAAGACCCTTCATATAGTCTTCCTCGTTCTTTATATGAGGAACATATGATTTTAGAAACTCTCTAATGTTTCTATTCATTATACGTTTTTGTTGTGGAGATTGGGAATACGCCCCTAATTTAAATTCGTTATATCCTCTACGTTTTAAGTAGTCTGCGTACTCTGGGTCAGCATTAAAGAAATTTAAACCTGTAAACAAACGAGCAGCTATACGTTTGCGTTCTGCCTTTTCTGTCATAACAAACTCACGTGTAGGTAGGTCTTCTTTAAAAGAATATCTCTGATCAAATGGCCTTGTAAAGTTATCAACAAAAGATGCAGACTTATCTAGTGTAGGTTCTTCAGCGTTGTCTAGATACTCATTGCTCATGTGTCCAGTAGCACGTGCAGCATCAATTAGTTGTGCATAAGGCACTAGGAAAGTAGAGAAGTAATTACCTAACGCTGCACCAGATCGTTTAACGGTTGTTGCATTTATCTCTGCACCAGAGAAGACTGTAGATACCATATCGTCAAGCATGTATCCTGACATACCTGTTCTAAAGTTAGTACCTGTTAGAACCTCTACTATTTCATTTGGATTATTCTCTACCCATTTTTCAAGCATGTTCTTTTTAGCTTGTTGTACCATCTCACCTATTAATAATAGAGGACGTAAAGGAAACAGTGGCGTGGTATCAAGTACGTTACCATCATCCATAGCCATTTTAGTATAGTCAGCAGGTGCATCCTCTTGACCTCTGTACCAGATACCTGCACTGATAAGTAATGCACCTTGCATATTCTTACCTATCATGTCACGCTCTTTACGTGAGAAAGCTCTACGCTCTTTAGTAACCATGTCATCTGTTACTTCAGATATATCTACTCTTCTTTGCTCCGCTATTTGTTTCTTAAAATCTGGTAGGTTAGTTCTACTTGTAATTGCTTTCTTCATAAATCTGTAAACAGGGATTGAGCTACCTGCACCGTACTGAGCTAGTAGTTCCATACTCTTAAACATAAACCTTGGAAAGGGTAACACTGTAGTAAGACCATTACGAACAATAAAAGTATTTAAGCTACGAAACAAAGGTATGTCTGGTTCGTTTGCATATGTTAAGTCTAGTGCGTTATACATAGCTTCATCAGCTATATCAATTATAGATCGTGATCCTTCAGGTCTTACACTAGATGCATCTGTCATAACATCTCTTACTTTACCTTTGTTAAGAGTTTCTACTAGGTCTATTCCCCAGTCTCTTTGCACAAGGCGTTCCATGTCTGATAAGAACATACCATTACGCAGCATAAATTCTTGCCATCTGTTAGGTACGTTTAGATAGTATGCGGCATCTTCACCACGAGACACAGCAAAGTCTACAACTTTACCTGCTGTTGACTCTGCATTGCCTCTACCCATTCGAGCTTGTAAATCCCCCATCTGATTATAGAAACGATCTAAGTTATCAACTAGTTCGGGTTGGTTCATTAGCAATTGTGTATATGCTTTGGCTGATTTTTGAGTCGTGAACATTAAGTTTAAATGTCTGAAAGAACCCCTCCAATTTTCACCAGATATAGCAGCCTTACCAAATGCACCTATGCCACCATCCTCAAAGGCAACTAAAGCGTTATCCATAAGCTTACCGATACCTTCCATAGGAGCACGAATAACACCAGATAGTAAGTTCCTACTTGCAGTAGCTAACTGAGATACCATCATACCACGTCTTACATTTTCTATACGCATTATGGTATCTCTTATTCTACCTTGTTCTGCTAATAGTTTCTTTTGTTTTAATGCTTCCTGTTGAGATAAAGGTCTAGAGCGTCTTATCTGAGATAATTTATTTAGAGTTCTACCTGCTTCAGAACCTGATCCAACTACAGTCATAACATAGTCTTCAAAACTTAAACCATATTTAGATAGTACATCTAATAGTTCTTGACCGCCTATCATCTCTCCTTCTACTGTCAAATTAAATAAGTTATCAATGACTTTGTTCTGATCGTTCCATAAGCCAAGCCCTTTAGACTTACTCATGTTCCTAAGATCAGACGCAACAGAAACAAGTGCATCAAACTTTTCTGGTTTAAGTACTGCTGAGAACATTTCTCCCTCTGACATAGAAAGATTAACTGCATCAGATATTTCTAATGAGTTTCTCTCCAACACCAAACAACACATCTCTAAATGGTTTTTGTTTAACAGATGTTAACTTTTCCAATCTTTCTTTTGATACAGTACGTGCTAGTGTAGGGTCTATCTCTAGCTTACCATTAACTTCTTTAGATATTTTTACATTCTTCATACCATCTCTTTGAAGACCGTTCTCAAACTCTTCTATTAATTGTTGTGCAATAAATTGATTTCTTCTTGCCGTTCCTTCTGATCTAGACTTTTGCTCTTCTAGTTCTATCTCTGTGTTTGCTTTAGCTCTACTGATGTCGTACTTCTTACGCCAAGCAACACGTTCTTTTTTTACTACCTCAGTATCTGGCATACTAGATGGTGGTGGTATGTCTTCACCATTTTTTATTTTAACAAAGTCTTCTGCCTCTTTCTTTAGATTACTTTCCATTACTTCTATTTCATCAGCCGCTTCGTCTAAGCTTTCTAAAGTTTCTTTACTTACTTCACCATTCTTAACTAACTCTTCTTTTGCTTTCTTTGTGCCACGTGCAAACTTGTACGCAGCAGTTGCACCCTCAAATACACCACCTAAAATAAAACCCTCACCTGCGTTACGTAAACGGTTTTGGAATGCCGTTGCGTCTTCGTCTTGGGCGAGTGCTTCTGTAAATACATTCTTTAAAAAGGGAGCTTCTTCATTTATTAGATTAGAAATATTTCCCTCGAAAGGATCAAACGCAGTTGCGTCTGCTACTGCACTATTAACAAATGAACCTTTGACGCCTTTCAATCCAGTGAGTCTTCTAGATAGTACAAATCCTGTAGCAAACTGAGACATACCCTCAACAAAAAACCCAATATTAGTTTCTGTATCTGGTATTGCTTCTTCTGCTGCGTCTGCTAAATATTCTGTAGCACCTATTATACTATCTTTTAATCCTGCTTCACGTACACGATCACGATTCCAGTATTCTACTGTTGGTAGTAGGCTGTCTGGGTTATCTCTAAACACAAGTCTACCAACATTGAAGAAGTCTTCTATACTTTCTCCTGTCTCTTCAAGAAATTGTGCAGTTTCACCTACAGCTAATGCAGCACCCTCACCTACAGCAGTAATTAACTCTTGAGGTTTATCTAGGATAGTAACATTATCTTCTTCAACTTCAAAATGAGAAGCTTGTGGATCGTCTGGATTATCTGATACTATTCTTTTATCTGCTTTTACTGTTTGAGAATCATCTACTAAAGGTATATCCGTTGTCTCAAAGGTAAATTCTTGTTCTTCGTTTTCCATTAAGACCTCATTCTAAATCATATGTATAGTATTTGCTACCTTTTCGTAACACTTCTGTATTTAAAGCTACTCGTGTAGCACCATTACTATCAGTAATAATTACAGTAACACCTCGTTTAGGTTTTACTTTTGCAGCGGTCAATAACTCATTTGTTTTTTCTAGTTCAGGTAAGCCACCTGCTACCTTTACATATAGTATATCTTGCCTACCACCTACCATACCACCTGTATTAGAAGGACCACCAAATACTGTACCTGTTTGAAACTCTCTTACAATATCAGTAGTTTTAGATTTAAAATCTTGTTCTGCTGATTTAATTTCTTCTTTTATAAAAGGTGTTACATTTGCTGTAAGTTTAGGGTTACTATATCCAGACACAGAATTTTCCATTCTTACTGCAGCATCATAATCCATTGTAGCACCAAATAAAGGATCTCCATTAACTTTTGACAATATCTGTCCTATCTCTCCGCTTTCTGAACCTGCATCACCTATTGCTTGACCTCTCATTGTATTAAAGAAAGTTAATGGGTTTGAGAATACCGCTTCAACAGTTTCTGGATCTGCTTTATTCATTGCATCTATAATAGATTTTTGTTTTTGATTTAATACTGACAGTGTATTTGCATCTCCATTTTTTACTGCGTTCATTATATCTACAGTATTTAAAGAAAGTAAGTCATCTAAAGATGTTGCCTCATTTTGTTTTATATCTCTACCTAGTCTTTCAAAGTCAAATGTTATAGTAGGTGTAGTAGGTAAAGCTTGTTCTGTTTGATCACCTACATTTATAGTTGCTTTATTTAAATCTTCTTTAGCTGCTTCTATATTATTATTATTAACAGACATATAATGTTTGCCACTACGTCCTGCAGCATTAGCTGTATTACCTAAATTAATTGCTTGCATTAAATAACCTTTACCTCTTTTGGCTAGTGTAGCAGCATTTTCTGCTCCAAAATGAAACACTGCCTGTTCCATTAAGTTATCTAATTCTTTTTGATTTGCTCTATCCTCTGCAGCTATGTCAGAATCTCTAGTTAAATCCATTCTTCTTTTGTACTCAGCTTTTTGATAGTCACGTTCTTCTTTCAAAAGCTTTTCATCCTGAAGTCTTTCTTCTTCTTCCTCTATACTTTTAACAAGTTGAGTAGAAGCACCCATTAAAAATCCACCTAAATTAAATGCCATTACATTCTCCTCGCCATTAAACCTTTAGGTTCGGCCTCTGTTAATGGCTCGTCTACAGGTTCACTTGTTTCTTGTTCTTCTACTTCTTTCATCTTCTCAGGTATTCTACGCATAGCAACAGCTATCTCAGAGTCACTAATACTATCTTTATTTTTACGTGGCTCTAAACCTGATTTATATTCTGCATTTTCTGTGTCAGCTAAGTACGCAAGCATCTCTACTAATACAGGTGTAACAAGTATACCTACATCAATACTATGCTTACCTTCCATAGTGCCACCCATTTGTAATGCTTGTGCAATTGTTGTAAGAGGTACACCTGTTTCCATGACATTTAACAAATCTTGTTTTACATCTGGGTTTAATATTCTTGGTGCGTAGTAATCCAATGTCTCTTCTACAGTATTGTATTGAGGTGGATGCTGCCAAGGTGTAGCACCTAGTTCTGATGTAAGACTCATCCCTGCAATAGGAGCTTCAAACATTCCTTCTCTACTTTCCATTACATAAGATTCCTTCTAGCTTCTTGTACTTGTTTAAATGCATCTAACACTTCATCAAAAGGTTGCATCTTTTTATTTGTGTTTTCTTTTTGCATAGAGACATCACGTCTTAAAAGGCCACCAGTTTTTTGCACAGGCGTACTTGTCTTTTTATTATTGTATGAATCTCTAACTGCTCGTGCATACATTTTTATAGCAGGGTTTTCTCTATACTTCACGATAACCATCCTCCTAAGATACTATCAGATAAATCGCTTGTTAATACTTTAACAATAGCAGAACCAAATCCTGCAGATGAATCAAAATCTCTTTGTGCATCTGCTCTTTCCTCTGCACCTTCGTTCACTAATTGTTGCACAGCAATATTATTTAATCTTTGTGCTTCATTCTCTGACGCTTTAAAGGCAAATGTCATCTGATCATTATACAACTGCCACAAATTATTATATGCAGTATTAGATATATCTAATGTTTGTATTGCATTTAATTCATTAGCCCTATTTACTGCAGAAGTATCTGCTGTTGCTATCTCTCTACGCCATTGTGCATTTGATTGATCTATTATCAATTGGTTCTGTGCATTAAACTGATCACGTTGATTGTTTATCTCTGCATTAAATCTTTCTACAACGTTTGCTTGACCTGCATTAAACTGTGCTTGTGCATTAGCTTGTGTTGCATTAAACTGTGCGGCATTAGATTGTAGACTTGAAAAGAATTGATCTACTTGATTTTGTGATGAAGCATTAAACTGTTGTGCAGCATTAATAGCAGCTTGATCTGTAAATAATGACTGAGTAATTTGTTGAGACTTAAACAATTCCATCTGTTGTGCATTAGATAGATTAGTTAAATCTGCCTGTAAAAAGTTCTGTGCGTTTTGTACAGCAGCTTGTTGTCTGTTGTTTAGATTAGCCATGTCCATATTAGCTAATGCAGATGCCTCTGCCATTATCATAGCTTGTTTATTAGATAAGTTGTTTAACTCCATTGTATTTGCAATACGAGAGTTTTCTAAAGCTACCTGTTGTTCTGCACTAAAGTTCATATTAGCAATGTCTGCTATCTTAGCAGAGTTAGCTACACGTGATTGAAATCCTTGATCAAACTCTTGACCTAAGAATTGTGCTCTTTGTTGTGCTGCTAGTATAGCACGTTGTTGCCTGTTTGACAAGTTCTGTTGTTCAAATTGTGCAGTTACTTGTGCATCCATTTGAGCTATAGGTAGTGCAGCTTCCATAGCTGCCTGTATAATAGCTTGACCTGCCATGCTAGATGCACCAAGTCCACGTGCAGCCATTGTAGCTGTGGCTGCTCTCATTGATCCTGCTGCCCATGCAGGTGTATTACCACCTTCAAACTGAGCCATCAAACCTTCTAACTGACCTGCCACTGTAGCTTGTTTAGTAGGGTTTGCAGTTGCAGCTTGTGTTTCAGCAACCTCTGTAAAAGCAGCAGCAGTTTGTGCGTTAGCTACACCAGATATTATTTCACCAGTTTCAATTTCTCTTTTTCTAGGATCAGGCATTAAAATGCCTGTACCTTGTGCGGCTCTTGTGGTATTTATTGATGTGCCTATATTCTGTGCGGCATTTATCTGTGATACTTGATCTAATTGTGCAGCTTGTCTTTGTTCAGCAGCATTTTGTACTGCACCTGTTGCCTCTACAGGAGACATAAGATTAGCACCTGTAAACTGTGGCATATAAGCTTGACTAGTTTCACCCATAGCTGTAGGCAATGCTAATGATCCACTAATCTGACCAGAGTAAGGTGATACGACCTGTCCTTGATCAAGCTGTGTACCTACTGGAACAATAGTAGAACCTGTAGGCAAAGCAGGTTGAACTGCTCTTCCTACAAATGTTTTAGGAACATCTGCTACACCACCTAAAGATGTAGTGGTAGCTTGTGGTATAAACTGTTGATTAAGAACACGAGGATCATATTGTTGTAACGAGACTGTTGTACTCTGTGGTTGACCACCTTCATTAAACTTTTGTACGTAGCCACCCTCTGCCATTTGTTTAGCACTCTCTGTGTACTTATCCATCTGTTGTTTCTTCTCTGGATTTTCTTCTAAGAACTGATCAAACTTTTCCATCTCACCAGTATAACCAAGACTTTGTGCAATACGTTCCTGTGCCTCTGGTTTAAACCCACCAAACTTTTTACCTGAAGGTCTAGGTAATTCAGGTACAATACCACCTTGTGCCATATTAAACTGGGGAGTATATGGTTGTACACTTTGTACTGTAGGAGCAGTAGGTTGTGTAACTACAGGCATTTGTGGTGCTTGTTGACTTACTGGAAAAAACCCAGATGGAATAGGGGTTTGTGGTACACCATTAATAAAGGTAATACTTACTGTCATACCTGCAGCATTACGATATACACGTACATCTGTTGGTTGACTTTGTGATGTTTGTTGTTGTTGTTGTGCAGTTGATCCAACTGTATAAGTAGAAGGTTGAGGTGTTCCTATTATTCCTGTAGTAGGTTTTGTAAATGTTCCTGTCATTGGAACTGTAGGCATTTGAGTTGAGCCAGTAGTTTGATTAAACGCAGGAACAAAACCAGAACCTGTATATCCTGTAGGTAATGCATAACTAGCTGTATTAGGAGCTTGAGTAAATGTACCTGTTTGAGGCGTTGCAGTATCTAGTTGTTTCTCTTCAGTTGTAGCTGTACTAGTTGTACCTACTTGAGTAGTTTCTGTACCTGTACCTGTCTTGCTAAGAGTTTTACCTGTTATAATTTCAAAAGGATTTATTCCTACAGTAACACCTGTTATTAAATCTTCTGCATCGTATAAATCTAAATAATTATCAAAAGGATTGTACGATGTCTTTAATGTTTCAAACGCTTGAGAATATGGTCCTACAGCATCTCCCATAGATTGTGTTACAGAGTCAATCCATGATACATCTTTTACACCGAAACTTTGTAGTATGTTAGACATAGAATTTGCGTTAGTACCTAAACTTGTAAGTACTGTACCATTACCACCTATTACATACAAGTTTGATGCTAGTGCTAATGGATTACCACTAGAATCTAACAGAGTATTACCTGCTTCATCTTTTTGATACCCACCTGCTTGATAGCTTACAGTTGTACCCCCATACATTTGTGATGTAGCTGCACCTATAGCTGCTTTATATTTATTTACATCTAGCTTTCCTGTAATAGCATCTGTAGCTACAGTTGCAATTTGTACCCAGTCTCTTGTTTCTACGTTGCTTCCTAAACTACCTGATATTGCAGTAGCAAGAGTTTCATCAATGCCTATACTAGTTAGTTCACCTATATTAGGAGCATTTCCTGTATTCATCCAGTCTGTTTTATCTACAAGAGTTGCGGCTGTTTCGTTAGTTGTGCTTGTATTTACAGAGGTTGATGCTTGACCTGATAAAAGTGCATCTATATCTAGATCAGTATACTTTGCAATCTGGGATCGCATGTATCTATCTTGACCTCTTTGATCTTTGTACTCATCAGAAGATCTTCTTAATCTTTCATAATCACCTCTAACTGTAGCTAGTGCTCTGTCTGCATTAGATATAACATCACGATGACTATCCCTATCAACTCCCTGTAACAATGCGCTATAGTCACCAGATGCAGCAGCCTCAAGTTGAGCAGCAGTTCTTTCTGCATTAGATATTCTATCACGTTCTTCTGAGCCACTACTTTGCCTAGACATTTTTTGAGCTTGTTCTCTGGCTCTAAGTTGAGCAGCAGTTGGTCTTGGCTTAGGTTTTATGTTTGGATTTACAGCCATATTTTAATTCCTTATTTACCCATTGTCATCCACACTGCACCTGCAATAAACGTCAGCAGTGCGACAGTGGTTAATTTTACTACAGTTGACCAGACAGACTTACGTGTGTCACGCCATGCCTCTAGTAAACTTCTCATCTCTATAATATCTCTGGCTGCGTCATCGTCAAGTAACCCAATAGAACGTAGTGCCTCTTTAGCACCACGCCTAGCTGCGTTGTCTAGCATCTCTTCTATCTGTTCTATTGTGAGGGTGATGTTGTTCATGGTTTAACTAAATCTCTTACTTTTACTATGTTTCAAGATTTGTAATTAAAAGTTCTGTAGCACTTATAGCCCTACCTGCTTCTACAGTTCCTGATGTTGCGAGTGCTCCATTTGCACCGTAAAAATATTTAGTGCCAATACTTAAACTTGATTGATTGTCAGCTATTGAGCCAATCGAAATAACTTCAACATTTTGACCGTTACTTACACTTGCATTTGCAACTCCATAACCTTTTGCAACTTTAGCACCGTCATAGACTGTTGCATGAATATCATAAGTACTTGCAGGGCGATGGTTATGAACAATAAAATTACGAGTACCATCCGCAGGTATTAACAAAGGCCAATCCCTAACATTAGCTTTTGTATAAAATGCAAGTTCTGCACCAATAACAGGAGAAGATGTACCGCTATTCCAACCGATAGTAAAAAGATAACCATGATTAGAAGTTTGTGGGTATCTAGCTACAACAACAATAGCATCTAACCCTGCGTTATACTTTGCGTTTATTTGATATATATATCCAAGTGAATTATCATGCACATCAACTTCACTACCTAAAGCAACGGTTGTTCCATAAGTTCCTGAGTTAGTAAGAGTTTTTAATTTTACAGTCGTAGTTGACTGTTTTCTGTAAATAATAAAACTTTTTTGTGCTGTTGGATGATACTCAATATCGTGAGCAGGAGCATTGTCAGTATTAAAAAGAACATTACCACTTGATTGATAGTTAGTATTACTTGATTGCACGTGAACTGCTTTATAATAAGCATTTCCATTAGAACTATCGTACCAAATTATATTTGTAACTTCCTGACTTGTGTCAAAAGCAGTTCGTACATTAGTTATATTTTGACCATTATTTACAAAATAATCATTACTTGCATATGAAACTGAATATGACGATGAGTTTACTGTAAAAACAGAACCTTGAAGATAAGAGTTTGTTCTATAAACAACAAGAGCAGCATTTCTATTAGGCATCCATATTAATTTACATATTCTTTCTACTGTGCTTGGAGTATCTTGTGTATTATCTTCACTTATTTTAGTTAAAGCACCTGCTTCAATTGTATATGAACCCATTTTATAATATTGGCCACCATAGTTATATCCAATCAATAAAGTTCCTGAGTGAGCTAGTACAATATTTACATCATAGCATACAGCATTTTCTATACGTGTATATGCTCCAAACGTAATAGCATCACCACTTACTGACCCTACTACATATGCAGGTTTGCCACCATCATCAGGATTTCTAAACCCTACAATAACTTGATTAGTTGTTGCATCGTATACACCTTCAGTAGTTGACCACTGATTAGTGTTATCATATGCAAAAGTACTATCCGAAACAAATTCAGCAGCAGAGGTTACTGATACAGTGCCATTTGCATTAAGTTTTACAACGTTGCCATTTGTAATAGACCCTGATGCAACAAAGTCTTTTGCATTACCTGCACCACCAACACCTGCCGCACTTAACGCAGCCACTGTTGTGCTATCTACACTAGCAATATTACTAAGTTGTCTAGCATTGGTAATTACATCTGTGCCATTTACTTGTAGTTTAGTAGAAGCATTAACAGTAGTAGCAGTAACCGCAGCCGCACTATTAGCACCTATAACTGCGCCATCAATAGCACCCCCATTTATATCTGCTGTAGTTATTGTAGTTGTACCTGTAGCTGTTACATCTGTAAACGTACCTGCTACAGCAGAATTAGCACCTATAACTGCACCGTCAATAGCTCCTCCATTAATGTCTGCAGTTGGTATAGTAGTTGTACCAGTAAATGTAGCACCATCAATAGGAGCTTTTGTTGTTACAGAGTTTATATCAGATGCACTAACAGTTACACCGTCCATCTTGTTTAACTCTGCAGCCGTAGCTGTAATTGCTGTACCGCCTATCTGTAAAGCTGTAGAAGCATTAATAGTAGGAGCAGTAGCAGTACCAGTAAACGTTGGGCTTGCTACAGGAGCTTTGGTATTCATCTGTGTCTGCACATTAGATGTAACACCGTCTACATAGTTAAGCTCTGCAGTGGTAGCAGTGACGCCATCCATCAGGTTCAACTCTGCTGCAGTTGCTGTTACTCCATCTAGTATGTTTAGTTCTGCTGCAGTAGATGTAACACCTGTCAATTCAGCAGGAGCTACTGCACCGTCAGCAAGTATATTTCCAGTAGCAACTACGTTTGCTAAATCTCTAGGTTTACCCATATTGTCTATCCTCTATTTATTATGGCTTTGTAGGCCAGTCAGCATCTTCCAAATTAGGCCAGTTCTTATGCGTTGGCAAATCACGTAGAGCCTGTCTGTAGGTCTTCATGTTGTCTGCCATAGTAACATCCGACATAGCAGTCCAATCTGTCTCAGCTAGTTTGCTGTCTCGTGTACTACGATGACCTGCTGCAGTGTTAGCATCTAGTGTAGCTTGATATGCAGCTTCGTGCTCTGCCTTTGTTGTCTTCTTGCCATCCTCATCAGTTGTGTCAGCAAACATGTCTTGTGCTACATACTTCTCAACCCAGTTGCCTTTGCTGTCTTGCTCAACACCATCACGAGCACTTGTTTGATATGCACTAGTTGTAGCGGCAGGAGATGCTAGTACTGGGTCAATATTCATTGCGTCACAGACATTACTGTTCCACACTTTTGGAAGAGACATATTTTTAAAGACTGCTCTCCACTCGCCTTGTGTTTTAACTTCGCCTGTTGTTCTCTCACGATATTCTGACATCAGTTGATACTCCTTTCGTCAGTTGATTTGTTATCTTGATCACTCTATGCGATTGCGTAGAAGATATAGTTTATACCACTAGCGTTTACTTGCAGTGCAGCAGTATGGTTTAATTTAAATCCACTCGAATCAGGTTCAATAAGATTATGATAGTCTTGAGTAGGTGAACCATTTGGTATTTGAGCATTAGTTAGGTTTAATCTTAACAATTCTGCTTTGGTGGATGTGATACCTCTAGCAGTATCAAAGACTTGCCAATTAGGTCCAGTTTGACTCGTATCTTTAATTAATACAAACCTAGCACCATTGCTAAAGCCACAGTCTATAACACGATCAGACGTTGCATTCCCAGTATAGCTTCCCACCTTGGATACACCTGCTACGGTAGCGAAAAGGTAGGCTATGTAGTGGTATCCACTTGAACCATTAACACCATTATAAGCTCCAACAGTAAATTGTGTAGCAGTCGGTGATGTGTTATTCCAAGCAGCTTGATGTGTTTGTTCAGCAGCAGTTGTGTTTAACTCTAACCATTTAGTATTTCCTAAAGCAGAATGATAGACAAACCAATCATCGTTATTAGCTGATCTATTTTTAACCCAAATCATCTCAGGTACTGCACCAAGATTATGGTTTAGTGTAAGGCCCATGCTTCCTGATCCTTGATAAGCAACCACATCGAAATACGAGGGTGCACGTTTCCACATCCAACCTAGATAAGCCGAACTATAAGCATAAGCAAAGAAACCATTCTGATAGTCATATACATAGTTAGTGTTAGCTTGCTCTGCGTTAGTTTCACTTGTTTCTAAATACTTACCTTGCGTCAATCTAGAGGATATTCTAAATGTGCCAGTTCCAGTAGTTTGTTTAAATAGACCCATATCAACAGGGAAACCAGATTGAAAAGCAGGGACGTCAGAGCCATTAGCATAATCAATAGCAAAAACCTTAGTCGCATCATCTGGTACAGCTAGTGGGCCTCTGCGTATTGCCATGTATATGTAGTTGCTACCAGATGCGTTAGTTCTGTTGCTTTGGCTTTTAAGTTGAAAGCCAGTTGGGGTAATATCAAAATGTTCTGTAAAAGCGTCTTCAGCATTAGATAAATTTGGGTACAAGCTAATAGGCCTTCCACCCACAGGCATACCCCTCATGCTGTCAAATATTTGCCAATTTTCACTACCATCTGCGCTTTTAATCATCAACCACTGTGGCTCAAACCCAACGTTTACAACAGGGCCAGTGGTAGAGTTATTACCAGTATAACTGCCACACTTAATAATATCTTGGTCACTATCAGGGCCGAACTCACCGTCATTATTGTTGTGTGCGAATAGGTAGGCTACAAAGTTATACCCAGAAGCATTTGTGTCACTATAAGAGCCTACCGTAAAGACGGAATCTGTAGGTGCGGTGTTATTCCACAAGCCTGAAAAAACTCCGACTGTAGGATATTCACCCCATGGATCTACTGTATTTAGAGCCATTCTTCCGTTTTGAGGAGTTCCATTTGGGCTTGCGTCTTTGTGGTAAACATTCCATCGACTATTACTGCCAAGAGACTTCACCATCATCATAGCAGGTACAACGCCCAGATTGTGTGAAATGTTTTGTGTACTTCCTGTTCCAGTATACGTCACAATGTCCATGAACTTAGGAGCTTTGCGAAATGTCCACGAGACGTAGTCTTCAGTATTGATGTTTATATTATTGTCATCATTAATTCTGAAACCATTGTTGTTAAACTGAGTTAGAGTGTTTCCTTCGTTTGCTTCAGCAACAGCACTGTTAGTAATTAACATTTTTGCTGCACCTCTTACAGTATCAAAAATATTATTACCGTAAGAACCATTGTCTCTATTTTTAGTCCAAACAAGGCCTCCTTCAGAAAGGTCAATATTATTTACAATATCTCTATTATTGCTACCATTTCCAGTATATAAATGACAGGAAAACACCTCGTCTACATCAAGACCTGCACCACCTACGCCAGAGGCTGCTGCTGCTACTATTTTAGAAGCTGTCATACTATTATCCCATTGCCTGTCCTAGAGTGAAGCCATAGTAATTACTTCCTCCATCCACCGTGATAAATGCAAATACGTCAATTCCTGCATTTGTAGCTGTTATCGTAGGTGCTGTGGCTGCTGCCCAGTCTACAGTTCCAGGCCAAGTGATTGTCCTTGCGGAACTATCTTGCACTACCTTTAGAATAAATGCACTGGCTCTACCTGACGCTGCAGGGTTGCTAAACGTGTAGGTTACATTCTCAGATAGAGTGTGTGTAAACACGTTGCCATCACGTAGGTTTATTGTAGCTGCATTAGAACTAGAAGAAACTACAGTGCTCTCTTCTGTTGTACCATTATCAAAACTTACAACACCGTTAGCATCTGCTGTTACAGCTTTAGATGCTGCTGTTAATCCTAGAGTTGCAATATCTAAGTAGTTTAACTCAGCCGTTGTTGCTGTCACACCATCAAGTATGTTTAATTCGGCTGCTGTAGAAGTTACACCGTCTAAGATATTTAGTTCAGCAGCGGTTGAAGTAACACCGTCAAGTATATTTAACTCTGCTGCTGTTGATGTAACACTAAGATCACTTAGGCTAGAAACTGTAGCTCTTACGTCAACCTCTCCACCCATACCACTATGGCTAGAACAGTAGTAGTATAAAGTATCTGGAGCATCTTGCTCTAGTTTAACCTGTGTGTAAGCTCCTGCAGAACCTGGAGTTCCTACTGCTGTTACACCTGTAGTAAATGCACTACCACCACCATGTGTACCGTTTGAGGTTGTACTTAGTAGTAGTGGGTGTCCTGAGTTGCTGCTATCTGACTGATCAAATCTGTACGTTACTGAGGGTGCGAGTAAACCTAGTTGCTGTACTGTTCCATCAAGAGCATACTTGTTACCGCCAGAGTCAACTACAGTAACTGCAATTGTTGCGTAAGGTTGTTTAGCATCTATCTGAGTTTGTACATTTGATGTTACACCATCAACATAATTTAATTCAGCAGTTGTGGCTGTTACACCGTCAAGTAAGTTTAACTCTGTGTTAGTTGATGTAACACCGTCAAGTTTACTTATCGCAATGGCTGCACTTGCGTTAATGTCAGCATTAAGTATAGTACCGTCTGTAATATTAGTACTAGTGACATTAGTTGGTGCAGGTTGATTTCCTATATATGGCATCTATTCTCTCCCTTACGTCTGCTCTAGTACAGAGACTATAGCGTCTGCACTTGAAGCTGTATTACTTGTAACCTTCAGTATGTCAGTAGTTTCTAGAACTACTTTCTGATCACCGCCTATTGGAACTAATGCTCCTCCTACTGGAATAGTAGCTGCCTTTACTAGAAAGACACTAGCAGAAGCAGAACTGTCAGTTACTACTACATCTACTGTAATAGCAGATGAGTGTCTGTTTGCTACAGTCATGCCTATAACTGTTGATGTAGTTGCAGAAGGTACAGTATAAACACTTGTCTGTGATGTGCCTATTGCTGAACTAACTGCGTTCTTAAAAGTGTTAGCCATTTTTTAATCCTTATCCTAACGCAATAGCAAAAGCAATGGGATCGTCTATCGGAGCAAAACGAGCATCACTTTCAGTTTTTGTATAATGGGTTGATAGCGAGAATGTACCATAAGCTACTAGGTCTAAAATATCTCCTGCTGTAGCACCCGATGCCAGTACAACTGCTGTACCTGACGTAGCAGTAAAGTCTGTACCTGCTAATAATTTTACACCGTTAAGATAAACATCTACAAATCCAGAGTCGTAAGTTATGTTGAATGTAGTTTGCCCACCTGTGGCTGTATAAGTTTGTCTTGATGAAGTTCCGTTTACAGATGATCCTGCTGCAGTAAAACCAGAGCCACCATATACCTGCATAGAGTTTGAGGTAGTATTAAAGTAGAGAGTTCCTACTTGAAGAGCATCACCATCATTGTCTACACTAGGAGCAGATGACTTAGCACCAAGGTATCTGTCATCAAACGAATCAAAACTAGCTGCTGCAGAGGTTGCACTAGAGGCTGCTGCTGTTGCGCTGTTTGCTGCACCAGTTGCACTTGAGGCAGCGGCTGTAGCACTTGAAGCGGCTGCTGTAGCTGATGTTGCTGCTGCAGTACCTGATCCCAGAATAGTATCAACATATGTCTTGGTTGTCAAGTCTGAATTTGCACTTGGTGTGTAAGTTGCAGTAATTTTGTTACTACCTGCTGCTACTGCACCTGTTAGAGTACCACCTGCTAATGGTAAGAATGTATCCGTTGCATACTTTTTAGTTGCTGCATCTTGATCTGCTGTAGGATCACCTAGTCCTGTAATCTTAGCTGTACCCATAGCTATAGCACCAGACATTGTACCACCTGCAAGTGGCAGCTTGGCAGCTATACTAGTTGTAATAGTTGTGCTAAAACTTGCATCATCGTTGATTGCTGCAGCTAGTTCGTTCAGTGTGTTTAGTGTTCCAGGTGCTGAGTCAACAAGTCCTGATACCTGTGTATCAACATAATTTTTAGTCGCAGCATCTTGTGCATTACTAGGATCAGTAACGTTAGCAATTGTTGTACCTGTAACGTCCAGTGTTCCGTTGACTGTTACGTTAGTAAATGTAGATGTACCAGAACTAGCTGTTACGTTTCCTGTTACGTTACCAGTGATATTACCTGTAATGTCACCAGTCTATATCCCCTGTAATATTACCTGTCAAATTACCAACAAAGCCAGAGCTTGCTGTAATAGTTGTACCTGTTATGGCAGCAGCACTATTAGCCCCAATAATAGCACCATCAATAGCACCACCATTAATATCAACAGTTGCTAATGTTGCTTGTCCAGATGTTGACACAGTTGTAAAGCTACCTGCTGCTGCACTAGAAGCACCAATAACTGTAGCCATCTATGTTACCACCATTTATGTCTGCAGTTGCTACTGTTGTAGTTCCTGTAGCGGTTAGTGCAGTGAATGTACCTGCTGCTGCTGTTGAAGCACCTATTATAGTGCCATCAATATTACCACCGTTTACATCTGCTGTAGTTACTGTTGTAGTTCCTGTAGGCAGTAAGGTCAGTAAATGTAGCTGCACCTGCTGAAGCTGCTCCTATTGTTGCACCGTCTATTGCACCACCGTTAATATCTATATTAGAAAATGTAGCTGCACCTGTTACAGTAACAGAGTCAATATAGCCTACACCGTCAACATAAAGATCTTTAAACTTTAATGAGGATGTACCAATGTCAATGTCATCATCAGTTACAGGAACAATAGCACCGTCTTGTATACGTACTTGCTCTACTGCAGATCCACCTACTTCACTAAAGAAACCTATTCTATTGTTACTAGTATCTATTACAACTTTGTTTAATGCATCACTGTCAGCTATTAGAGGTACATAACCACCTTCAGTAGAACTACCGTCATGCTTGTGTCCAGTAGCTAAAGCAAAAGTATCTCGTAGAGCATTGTACTCTGCGTTTACTGGTGCAGCTTTAATAACCGCATTAGCGATAATATCGGCTGCTGATTGTCTTGAATAACCTGCCATGTTATAACCTGTCTCCTACCCCAAATGTAATCACTAAACCTTGTATACTATGTGATGCACTTGTGTCATTAGTAACGTATTTTAAAGATGCGGATTTACCTGATCCTTCAATGTTAGTTCGTTGTACTGGTGATGGATTACCATCAAATATTGCAGTGCTATTATATACTGCTTCGTTATAGTAAGCCGCTGCACCTGTGTTATCTAAATTAAAGTTAGTTGGATTTAATGTAGCTACATCTTCGTAGTCATACACAGCCGACATAACTATTGAGTTGTCTCCTTCAGAACGTAAGTATGTAGATACATTATAAAATATTTTACGTTGTTCAGGATCTTGTAAATAGTAAAAGGGAGTTTGAAAAATACTAAATATTGGATCACCTGCAAAACTGTTACCACTTTCTTGTTGTTGTACCTTACCTGCTGAAGTACCATGTATAACAATTTCGTTTTGTCCTATGTAACCACTAGCTGCACATGTAGCTGTAATACCTAACATTTGACTATACTCAAACTGTAATCCGTTAGGTGTTTGTCTAAACCCCCCAATAATACCTTGAGTATCTGCAGTAGCAAAGAAGTAACGGAACTGTGTTTTCTGTCGTATAACTACTGCGTTTAAACCCTCTAGGTCAATATCAAATACAATGTCTGTAAAAATAGACTGAATGTTTTTAGATACTGTTTCTAGATTAACGTCACCAATTTTTGCTGTACCTGAAATAGGACGTAAGCCATCCTGTGATAAAAATAGTAAGTCACCGCCAATTTCTATAACACTATCTGTAGCTAAACATCCAAGGTCATCTGTAACAGTTTGTAATGTAAAGTTAGCTAATGCCGTACCACCTAGTTTTTTAATATTAGTAGAGCCGAATACAAATAGTTCGTTTCTAAATGATTTGATAGCAACTATAGGAAAACCTACGTTTATTACACCTGCACCATCATTAGCAGCAAAATTTGTTTCCGCTAGTGGAGCACTAAAAAATAATTTAGTTGGGTGTGCAGGATCTCCTGCTAAGAATAAATGATTTTGAAATATAGCAGAAAACTTAGGATCAGTAGGAGCACTACTATGTGTAATTTGTGTATACGTAGTTCCATCATACGTAGACGCAGGGTTTATACCATCTGTTAATACAACCTTTGGAGTACCAAAGTTAAACCTAGAAAACCTAACCTTAGTTACCCCTACCATTGTAGGTGAACCTGCAGTTGTTACAGCATCCCAAGCTGAACTAGAGTTATTCCATTTGTGTAAGTAGTTGTTACCTGATGATGGTTTTCTACAAGCTAATATGCCATCATTAATACCGTCAGCTACACAAACACCTAGCACACTTCCTGTGCCTGTAACTGTGCCATAGTTATTGGCAAATCCATTTATCTTTCTATATCCACCTGTAACAGCAGGTTCATAGTTAATTAAAGATATAGCAGATCCAGGTTGTGTCTCACCTTGAGATAATACATCTCTGCTAGTATTTAGTCCTCCTTGACAGAAGACTTTAAAGGAAGCTAAATTGTCTGCCATTAGATCACGCTATTAAAGGTACTAGTATATGGGCGATTAATTGCCGTTGAACGCACATACAAATTATCGTCTAGTAATATTCTACGCATAGACTTTATACCCTCTTCAAAATTACTTTGGTGCATTGCCGCACTTTGTTCATTACTACGAAAGCGCATAACAAACATAACTGCACCATCAACTACAACATGTTTAAACCTATCAGGTATAATCATTGTATCTGTGTGTGCAGTTAAGTCTGAAGGAAAGGTAAAGTAAACATACTCTACTTCATATGCTGCGTCAGTAAGAGGAGTAACACCAAACTTTTCTTCTAGTGTTTGATATACATATAGAGGTTTACTAACGCCATTTGTTTGATCACCCTCATCATCTTGAGTACGATAGTTTTGTAAATAGTCATTATATGTTATTGTTCTAAGTGGTCTTGGTGTATTGTCTAGTCCACTAGTCTTTTTCAAAAAGAACGAATCCCAATCAACAGTACCCATGTCTGTAGGAAAGTCATAGGTTCTTTGGGCTGCTGTTAATGTTTGAGTATTGGTTGTTTTTAAAAAAGGATATTCTTGACCGTCTTGTATTATTAATCTTATGCTATTGTTAATAGCATCTTTAACTAAACCCTGCACATTACGTACAGTGGTAAAGCCGTCACCTGCAGTATCCAGAGTAACTTCATTCAGTCTTCGTAGTGTATCGTTTACAAGTGTAATGTAAGTAGTTGCCATTTAAATAACCTTTAGATAAGCTGAGAGGGGCAAGTTTCCCTGCCCCCCAGTTTAGTTTATTTATGCGCTGTCACGACTTACTTCGTCAGCCGTCATTTCGCCTAATGCACTAACGTCCATCATTACGGCATATACACGTAGTGTACCTGCTGTAAATGATGCACCGCCACCTGCAAGGGTTACGTCAAGTGTATCTGCAGAAGTGATAACAACATCACCTGCCACAGTCGCTGAAGGGGCATAAGCTCCGTCAGCAGCACCATCAATATCAAATGCAGCGACATACTCATTGTCATCTACAGCCGTACCTAAAATTGCGGTAGCGTCTGTGCCAGTATTTTGAGTAGCGGAAGCTGTTACTTGAAGACCTGCAGCAATAATTTTAGTATTAGCAGGTACAGTAATAGCCTGTACTACATCCCCATTTGGGTTAATACTATTTGCAGTTAGATCAATGGTTTGCTCAACCATGTAAGGTTGACGCCCACGTGAAGAACTCCCGTGTGCAGGAGCTAGAGTTGCAGTAATAGTAGCCATTTTCTATTCTCCTTATCGCAAGTTGTATATCGCATTAACCAACGCTTCAGGGCGTAAGATTTTGCGACCATATAGATGCATACCACGAACAATGTCAGCAAAGCTGTCCTGATCACGATATGTTT